TATGCCGTCATTGCGATGGTAGGCATTATTGTGGGAGGCTATTGGGTGATTAATTGGCAAGCTAACAGAATTAATCTATTAGTAGAAACAAACAAAGAACTAACGGAGGCTCTCGAAGAACAGAAGTCTATTAATACTGACTATCAAGCACGCATAATGCGATTAAATCAGTTGGATATTCAATATACGCAGGAGCTAGCGAATGCTAAGAATGAAATTAGTCACTTGCGTGATATTAGTGAGCGTCATCCAGAGCGGGTGTACATCAAAGCCGAGTGCCCCAAAGTCAAAACCACTCCCTCCACCAGCTTGGCTTATGCAACCACCGCCCGACCTACTGACACCGCTATCCGAAATTATTGGTTACTCAGAGAGCGAATTGCAGAGTCAGAACAGATGATTAAAGGGTTGCAGGATTATATCAAACAAGAATGCATGGAATAAAAAAAAGCCCAGCATGGGTGCATGGGCAAACTAACAGGATATTAATCAAAGTATAGTGATAATTACTTAGTATAGCTTAAGTAAATATATATATCAGCAATTAGATAAGTCGTTTATCCATTAAGGAGAGTGATCATATCTTGACTGCTAGGAACAGACTAGAAGTGGCTTGGCAGTGTATCGCTAAGCTGCGAACTCTACGCATTTCATTCTGTGCATTCACCGCGCAATTAAAAACACTCACAGAACCTTACAGAAAGTCGAACCTGAGAAAAACCGTTAATGGTGTTTTCTGTGGGGCGGTTATTTCTGGTGAACAGGTTCGCTTTTCTATAAGGATTTACACCATGAGCAAATCATTAGTTTTCAAAGGTAATGAAATTACTCCATTTGATAATGGTGATAATAAGATTTGGTTTACCAGCTCTCAGATGGCTAAGCTACTCGAATACAAAAATGAGAAGTCAGTAACCAATCTATATAACGCCAACAAAGACGAGTTTTCTGATGATATGACAATGGTCACTGAAACAATGACCAATGGAATAAACAACAACTTACGTAAGAAAAAGGTCAGGATCTTCTCTGTTAGAGGTGCACATCTAATCGGAATGTTAGCTAATACAGATGTAGCGAAATCCTTGCGTCGATGGTTACTTGATCTAGCTGAAAAAGAGTCAAAACCACAAACAGGGTTAGCAAACCTTGACATGAATGAGCTTAAAACCCTGACTATCAATGAGATGCAAAATAGATTAGTAGCAGCCGATAACTGGTCGTTCGAGAACTTTGGCAGGAAAGGTAGTGACTTAATGAATTTACGCAAGCGTCACTTAAAGAAAATACGCAAAGCGAAGAAGGCAATTAAAGAACTATCACAATTAACCTTGCCTGATATGGGCGAATTTCCAGATGGAGAAGAGCCAGCATGAACCACGAACAATTCATAGAGCAGAACGTACTAGCCGAGTTAAAAAAGCTCGGCTTTTCTTTACCTGTTTGTCGTAGAGCAAGTTACATGGCGGTAGATCATTATCGCCGAAGCTCTCAAGCAAGTAGAAAAGGGCGAATGTTTGACGACTGCTTACATATTGCCAAAGTGTGGGCGAGTAAGTTCGCTAAGGAGAAAGTATGACCAAACAAGAAAAAGCAAACTTATCCATTCTCTATCGTCAATTACAGCAATCACTTGAATACTTACACTGTGGAAGAGTTGATGATGGGAGAATAGTTGCTGAAATCGTCGAGCGCGAGTTAGGCAAGTTAGTCAACAAACAGAAAACCAAATAGGCCCTAGCGGCCTTTTTTATTTAAGGAATGGATATGGCTAAAAGACCAGATTGGGAGGCCATCGAGTCGGCTTACCGAGCTGGCGTGATGTCCATAAGGGAAATAGCCTCTCAATACGAGATAACCCATCAGGCGATAAGTAAGCGTGCCAAGAAAGAAGGATGGGAGCGAGATTTAAAGGCAAAGGTTAAGGCTAGGGCTGAAAACTTGGTTGCCAAAAGGGAGGTTGCCAGTCTGGTTGCCACCGAAAAGGCTATTTCAGAACGGCAACTTATTGAGGCTAATGCCGAGGTTATCGCTAATGTCCGCATGGAGCATAGAGGCGATATTCGAAGGGCTAGAGAATTAACCAACAACTTATTTGATGAACTATCTGCTGAATGTGCTGATGTGCCAGCCTTAAGAAAACTTGGCGAGTTAATGTTTAGTCCTGATGATAACGGACGCGATAAACTCAATGAAATTTATCATTCAATCATATCTCTCCCTGAGCGCGTTAAGTCAGCCAAAGCATTAAGTGAAACACTCAAAAACTTGGTTGGGCTTGAGCGTCAAGCATACGGCCTTGATGATGTTCAGCCGAATAAGACAGCTAGTCAGCTATCAGAACTAATGGACGACTTATCTAAGGAATAATCATGAAGCCAGAACATCTTGCATTATTAAGAGATAAGCTCTGGCGATTGAATCACCTCTACTGGATCACAAACAAAGAAGGTAAGCCAGTTCGATTTAAAATGACGCCTGAGCAACTCGAATATTTTGAAGGGATGCACACGCGAAACATTATCCTGAAAGCTCGTCAGCTTGGCTTTACTACAGAAGTCTGCATTATCCAATTAGACGCAGCGTTATTTGAGGCGGCTAAATGTGCATTGATAGCCCACACACTTAACGATGCTAAGCGACTATTCAGGGAAAAGATAAAGTATGCCTATGACAAGCTACCCGATGAAATCAAAGCGGCTAACCCAGCGAGTAATGATGCGGCTGGTGAGTTGGTGTTTAGCAAAGGCGGCTCGCTTTATATCAGCACGTCATTTCGTGGCGGTACACTCCGTTATTTGCACGTTTCTGAGTTCGGTAAGATATGTGCTAAGTATCCAGAGAAAGCCCGTGAGATTGTCACTGGCGCATTTGAGGCGGTATCAAGCGATTGTTTTACGACGATTGAAAGCACAGCGGAGGGTCGAGCAGGTTATTTCTTCGATTATTGCCAGTCTGCTGAGAAAGCGCAAATTCAGAATAAGACTCTCTCTAACCTAGACTGGAAGTTCTTTTTCTTCTCATGGTGGAAGAATCCAGAGTATGCCATTAATCCTGTTGAGCCATTACCCCAGCGGTTAGTTGATTACTTTGATGAAATAGCCAGCAAACATGGTGTTCAATTAAATGAGCGCCAGAAAGCATGGTATTACGCCAAAGAGAAAACGCTTGGCGACGATATGAAACGGGAATATCCGTCAATACCGTCTGAGGCATTCCAACAATCGGTTGAAGGCGCTTACTACGCCAAGCAGTTCCGCTTCCTGTACGAAAATAAACGCATTGGCACACTTCCTGATAACTCGCACTTACCGGTTCACACGTACTGGGATATTGGTGTGGGTGACTCAACGTCAATTTGGTTTATTCGTGAAGTGGGCGAGGAGTTCCACATTATAGACCACTACTCAAACAGTGGTGAAGGTCTACGGCACTACATGAAAGTACTGAAAGACAAAGGCTACACATATGCAAGTCACAATGGCCCTCATGATATCGATAACCGTGAGTTTGGCTCGGATGCGAAATCTCGGCGTGAATTAGCGCGTGAGGGGTACGAAATCGACGGACAAATTTACTCAATCCGATTTGAAGTAGTGCCGAAGCTTTCAGTTGATGAAGGTATCGAGGCAGTACGTGAAATTCTGCCACTTTGCGTGTTTGATGAGCATAAATGTAGTGAAGGCATTGCTCATCTAGAAGCTTATCGTAAAGAGTGGGATGACAAGCGAGGCTGTTGGAAAGATAAACCGCTTCACGATTACACGTCACATGATGCTGATGGATTTAGATATTTTGCAGTGAGTCGAAGAAATACTAAACGGTTGACTAAGAAAATAGAATTTAACTGGAACTAACATGAATACAAACGTTGATTACAAGCATCCAGCTTACAATGAGTTTTTGCCTGAATGGGACATGGTTGGCGATTGTGTTGATGGCGAACGAGTTGTTAAAAGCAAGAAAGAGAAATACCTCCCTCATCCGGCAGATAACAAAGATGAAGATGATAAGGGTAATGAGCGTTATAAGCGCTATTTAGCTAGAGCATCCTTTCTGAATGCCACGGGTAGGACACTTAGTGGTTTACTTGGTATTGCTTTCAGTAAGCCAGTAAAGATTAGTATTAGTGGTGATGTTGAGTATTTAGAAACTGATATTGACGGTCAAGGTCAGCCACTTACTCAAATGATAAGGGATGCGTTATCGCAAAACTTACAGCGTGGTCGAGCAGGTTTATTAAGTGATTTTAGTGGTTCAGGTATTCAGTCAGAGGCTAATAAAGGTCGCTCCTATATTCGGTTGTTTACAGCAAAAGAAATTATCAATTGGCGTGTAACGAACGGGAAAACATCCCTCGTTGTCCTCAAATATCAGGAGCCAGTAGATACAGATGATTTTGAACTGCAAATGCAGAATAACTGGATTGAATTAAGGCTTGTTAACAATGTAGCTTGCTCTCGTCGCTGGTATGAAGATGGAGATATAAAAGTTACAGAGTGGGTTGTATTAAAGGATGCACACGGCATTCCATTAAGGGAGTTGCCGTGGTCATGGATTGGTTCAATGAACAATGATCACACCCCTGATGCTCCTCCTCTTGCAGATATTGCGTACTTAAATATCAAACATTATCAAGTTGAGGCTGATATCGCAGAGTCTGCACATACTGTCGGTCAGCCGATGATTGCACTAACTGGCCTTACTGATGATTGGGTTGAAAGACACGTGTCTGAAGGGTTTACTGTTGGTTCACGCAAAGGGGTGTTGCTGCCACAGGGTGGTGATATGAAATTTGCGCAGCCAGAAGACAGAAACATTCAAATAAACCTAGCTGAGCGCAGAGAAAAGCAGATGGCAATGCTAGGAGCTAAGCTAGTTGAACGCGGGACATCAGCAAGAACAGCGACTCAGGCACAGGATGAGGCTCAAACAGATAATTCAGTGCTTTCGTTGTGTTCAGGAAACGTCGAAAAGGCCGTTAACCGAGCACTTAATTTCTGCATTCAGTTTGAGGGGAGTGGTGAGGCAACTATTGAGATAAACAAAGTTTACGATATTGCTCAACTGGATTCGCAAGCAATCACAGCTCTCCTTGCTTCTCTCCAATCTGGGGCTATGCGATTGATTGATTTTGTTAAGTACCTGCAAAGTATCAATATCATCCCTCAAGATGAGAAAGCTGAGGATGTTATCGAAGAGATAGAATTATCGCGAGCTAACTCAATGATGTAGAGGTGAATATGCAATCGCAGTTGATGTTAGATAATTCAATGATGATCCAAATTCTCCTAGAACGACTCAAAGCTGGCATTGTTGATAGAGAGGAAATGCAAAGAGAGCTAAGGGCGGCTGTTGCTAAGGCGTTAGCTAATTTCTCAGGTCAGATAACATCGAGGTCAAAACTAAACGCCATAATTGCTGAGTTAAAGCGAGAGCTATCACCAGTTCTGACCAGTTACTCTGAGCATTTACTGCAATCTGTTCTCGATATCGGTGTTGAGTCAAGCCAACTTGAAGTTGATAGCTTATCGCAGATAGTAACAAATGAAGTAAGCAAGCCTGATGCTGAGAAAGTTAAAAAAGCCATTTTAAATGTGCCGCTGATATTAACCGCTTGGGGCGGCTCTTTATTTCTCAAGAAATTTATATCATCTTGGGTGACTAGCTCTATCCAGCAAGTAGAGAATCAGACTGTTTTGGCTATGGCTGCTCAAAGTAACATTCAAGTTCTACAGTCCACTATTAATGGGGCTGCAATTGATAAAACACAGGTCTCTACATCGACGATATCTCGAATTACTTACAACTACAGAACAATTGCAAATACGGCAATTCAGCATGCTCATACATGTGCGGCTCAGGAATTTTATAAGGAGAATGACGATTTAATTAAAGAGGAAGAATTCAGCGCAATACTGGACAACAAAACATCATCGACGTGTAGGGCTTTATCAGGAAACCGATATCCTGTTGGGGCTGGCCCAATGCCACCATTACACCCAAACTGCCGAAGTCAGCGATTGCCAATACTTAATGATAAATTTGCTAATTTGATAATAACTAAACCAATAGGAAGATCTGAATGGGGAGAAGAAAGCTATTATGAATGGCTATCTAGGCAACCGGCCAAAAGACAGGATTTAATATTGGGTCCGACTAGAGGGAAGTTGTTTCGTGATGGTGGTTTATCTCCAGAGCGATTCGCACAGTTGCAGTTACATAAAAACTTTAAACCAATGACACTTAAAGATATGCAAAAGTTTGCGCCTAAAGCGTTTGAGCGAGCAGGAATTGAATTGAAATAACACAAACCCACCACTGAGTGGGTTTTTTATTATCCGCAGTTAGAGACTGCACCATCTAAACCAGAGGTTTTACGATGTTTAAATATTTATTAACGAAAGAAGAATTTGACGCATTAACTGATGAGCAAAAGGCTCTTTACAAAGAGTCTGGTGGTAATTACCAACTTCAAATCGAAGGTATGCCAGAAATTCCAGATGTGTCAGGTCTTCAAAAGAAAGTTGATGAATTACTTTCTGAGAAAAAATCAGAGCAGGAGAAACGCCGGCAAGCTGAAGAGGCTGCAAAAAAAGCAGCAGAAGATCAAGCGCGTAAAAATGGCGATATCGAATCACTAGAAAAAAGCTGGGCTGAAAAGTTAAAGACGCGTGAAAACGAGTTATTAGCACAGCTGCAGGAGAAAGACGCGAGTCTACATACGCTATTAGTTGATAACGTTGCTCAAACTGTGGCTACAAAGCTTGCTGGTGACGCTGCTCCGTTAATCATGCCACACATTAAATCTCGATTATCAGTAGAAGACGGTAAAACGCGAGTGGTTGATGCTAACGGTCATCCTTCTGCATTTACCATTGATGATTTAGAAAAAGAATTTCGTAGTAACCCGTTATTTGCTCCAGTAATTATTGGTAGTAAAGCCACCGGAACCGGAGGGGAAGGCGGTAAAGGGAAATCACCAGCCGGAGGCAGTGAAAAACCCAAAAGCGCGAATCCGTTAGTGGACAGCGCACGTGAAATCATTGCTAATATCCAAGAGGATTAATTTATATGTCTTTATATATTTTTCAAAAACAAGTGTCTCTAGCGGCAACAGAGTTGGTTGCTCAGGCTGTCCGTCAATTTAACGAAGCATCTGGTGGTGCTTTAGTTATTGGCGATGGTGATCATATCGGTGATTACATTGAGCAAACATCATGGCAGTTGCTTGGTGGTCTGGCTCAGCGACGCAATGCATATGGTTCAGGTAATCTAACGCCACAAGAATTGGGGCAAATCCTTGACCGTATGATTAAGATTGATGGTCGTATTGGCCCTGTCTCAGTTACCCCGACAATGATGAAGCGACTAGGTAAGGACGTATCAGAAGCGGCTGCGGTAGTTGCTGCTCAATCAGCAGAAGCCATGTTACAAGATTACCTGAATACTACTGGCGCGGCATTAAAAGCAGCTATTTCTGGTAATAAAACAGCCGTTACTGTTGGAGGTGAAACACCATCATTAAGAGGTTTAAATAAAGCAACACGTCCATTCGGTGATGCATATTCGCGTATTGTTGCTTGGTTGATGGATGGTGCAACATTCAACGACTTTATGGATGAGACATTAACCAACGCAAATAACCTATTCCAAATTGGCAACGTCGCCATTAAACAAGATAACCTTGGCCGTCGTTTTGTTATCTCTGATATTCCAGCTTTATCAGATGCAGACAAACAACATTCGCTAGGTTTAGTGACTGGTGCTGCTGCGGTTCAAACATCACCACTAATCATGAAGGCTCAGGATGTATTAGGGCAAGAAAATATTAAGGCACTAATGCAAGGTGAGTACGACTTTACTATTGGTTTGCGTGGTTACCAGTGGAGCAAAGATAGCATCAAATCCCCAACTAACGAACAGATTGCCGCGGTAGCTAACTGGAAGCAAATTGCTACGGATATTAAAGATACTGCTGGTGTTATGGTTTCATTTGGCAAAGATACTAGCGTTGGTGGGTAACGTGAGGGGCCGCCGCCCCTTATTTATCCATGAGGAGTGAGCATGTCTATTGCGATTACGGTTGAGCAAGTTAATGAGCAATTAGAGGTGATGGGGTTTGAGGCAACAAGTCTTGTCATAAACTCTGCTATATCTATAGTGGACACTATTGATACTTGCCTTGATAGCGCAGGGTATTCAGATGCGGTAATTGCTTTAATTAAACTGTATTCGGTTATCCTTATATTATCATCTGCTGATGTTCGTAAAATCGCGTCAGAGCACGCACCTTCTGGCGCTTCTGTTTCATATCAGTATTTTTCTGATGGCAGAAAAACGTTGCTAAAAATGCTGTCTTCCCTAGATACCAATGGATGTACTAATAGCCTTCCTATTGAACGCCCCGTAGGTGTCATTCAGTTTGATGTAGTTCGGGGGTGATATGGGGAAAATCCTGCGACGATTTTGCAAAGGGTGGGCAACCATCTGGAAAGTTGAGGGGAAAGATAAATACGGGAAGCCTATATTTTCAGAGCCAATCCATATCCGGTGTGATTACGGAAGTAGCTTTAAAGATGGTAGTAAAACTATTGGTACTGAAATAATTATTAAGAATGTCATTTGGACTGAGTATAGCGAAGCTTCTCAAGAAGACTATATCGCCATCGGTAAGTATGAAGACAGAGAGCCATTTTTGCATGGTGCTAGTAGGATTAAGTCTATCGATAGAGACCGTGATATTAATGGCGGTCTAGATGATTACACACTAACAACGGCGGTGTAACTATGGGGGCAAAAGTAAAAGGAATAGGTAATGCGATATCTAACTTAAACTCTCTGGTTGGAAACATAGCATCAAAGAAGATAGCTCGAGCTATGCATAGAGCGCTAGATATTGGTGGTAGGCAAGCTGCTGTATACACGCCAATTGACACTAAAACGCTCATTAATTCACAATTTAGAGATGTAAAAGTAAAAGGTACTCTATTTACTGGTCGCGTTGGTTATTCTGCTTCATATGCTGTTTTCGTTCATGATCCTAATGTTAAGCAAACTTTCCGCAGACCTACTGCTAAGAAAGAATTCCTCCTGAAGGGGTTTGAGGAAACGAAGCAAATGATTGATCAGGCTGTTGCTGAGGAACTTAAAATATGACGACCTTTGAGAGACTGAAAAACTATTTTTCTGAATCAGGGTTATCTGATGGTTTCATTCAGCAGGATTATATTTGGAATGAAAAAGAAGGTAATGATTCAGATTCATATATCGTATTTCAGCAACTAAATGGAACTGGTCGTATTGATGATTTAAGTGGCGATGATTTCTTCACCGTTTTACTCATATCTGGCAAGGCGTGGATTGAGTTTATTGTTCAGAGAGCTAACGAAATACTAGAGTATGTAAGGTGTCACTCTAGAAGTCATAACATTGGCTTTATTATCAATACATCTGGTTTTGTTAATCCAATTCAAACAACAGAAGGTAGGTTTATTATCCCGCTTTCTTTCCGCTGTACATCTTAAATTAAACACATCTTAACAGGTCACTTCGGTGGCCTGTTTTATTTGCTGTTTAAAAAAACTAAGGAATATAACTATGTACGCACTTAAATTAATTACTGAACGAGAAGGCCGTAAAGTAGAAGAAGTACACTGCTTGGGAGAAATGTACCGCTTGGAATTTTATCCTGAACCTGAAAATAAGGATATCGTGGCGCGGGTTGAACACACAAAGAAAGACGCTATCCCATCATTTGATATTAAACGAACAGATCATGCTTACATTACAACGATAGTCGGCGATACGGTTCGGGTTATCAGTCGCGGATTAAAATCAAACTAACATGGGTCGCTTATGCGGCCTTTTTTATTTGCAAATAAAGAGGTTATAACATGGCACAATGCCCTGATGATAAAGGCCTAGTGATGGGTAACGCAGGTATTCTGCGCATTGCAAAAGGCTGCCCTGACCAAGTACCAGCACAAGATCAATTCTTGCGCTTAGGTGCGTTAACAAGCAAGTCATTCGATTTCGGTATGGAGACAGTGACATCTAATGCTGATGACACCAAAGGCTTAACTGAGTCAATTGTTACTGGCGCTGACTTTACCATTAGTTTCGATGGTGAATTAAAGAAAGCTGGCGTAACTGGCTCTACTTCTGCTTTCGATATTGCAAAAGAAATCCTTGATGAAATCAAAGCAAGTCGCCAACCGTCATATTGGGTTCAACTTGATATGAAAGGCGATGGCTCTGATGTTGTTCAGGGTTATATGGCTTTCACATCTTGGTCAATGGAGTTTCCAACAAAAGAAATTTCCACTTATTCAGGTGAATTGAAAGTCTATGACTCAGACACCGTTGAATGGCTACAAGAAGAAATCGTTGTTGAAAGCGTTGCCGTTGAGCCATCCACCCTGTCTGTAAAAGTGGGTGAAACCAAGACATTTACTGTCAAATTTACCCCAACCGATGCGACGAACAAAAACTATACTGCTGTGAGCGATAAGCCGAACTTTGCAACAGTTACTCAGCTTGTGAATGTAGTCACTGTGCGTGGTGTTGCTGAAGGTACTGCAAATATCACTGTCACATCTGAAGATGGTAGTAAAACAGCAAAATGCGTGGTCACTGTTACCGCTGCTTAATATTACAAAGGGCGCTTTCGAGTGCCCTTGATAATATTCAGGAGGGATTATGACGCCTATTTTAGAAATCGGGGAGATGGTTATCTCTACTGATAAAAATGATTACTTATTTAGACCATCGTTCATCAATATGACAAAAATAGGTGAGCCTAAACAGATCGTAAAAGCCTACGGTCAATTAAATGGTGTCGAGGTGCAAGAGTTAATTACTCGTGCCGTAATGAGCTACAGGGTTATTCCTGAGTGGTTAATAAAAGCCATTAGTAAGCCGACATACGGACGCAATATCCTACAAATTGCAATGATGGTTATGCAGGTGTGCTGTGATGATGATTGTTCTGAAATCATTGGCGAATGGAGATCGGGTAAGCGAGGCATCGTCTATAAAAACGGCAAGATGCCAATCGCTGACATTATCGTTATTGCCAGAGAACTATTTACTCACGGAATTATCGGTAAAGCTAAGATCCGCAAACTTCAACGCAATGAGGGCAAAAACGAATTCTCAGATGAGTTTATGGCAATTGACTATATTAGCTCTGCTCGTGCGCACTTTGGCATGAATAGAGAGGAAGCCGAACAATTAACCATGACTGAATTTCAGATGATGCTCAAAGCTAAATATCCTGATGAGAAAGGCTTCACAAAAGAAGAATACGACAACATCATGAAGCAGGATGATAAGCGTAATGATGAGCTGATCAGTGGTAAGCGTAGATTGGTGAGTAGGAAAAGAAGGTAACAAGGGCATCCGTGCCCTTTATTGTTTTTTGAAAGCGCCAATCCCAACTCTATCCGAAGATAGCCGAACGGTGGATTTGAGTTGTTTTATTGGTGAGGCATACTGTTTTTATAAACAGATGTATTTGCAGGGCACTTCATTAAATATGTGAAACAGCTCCACGAGGCTAGGAGAATATTATGTTACTATGTGATGAAGATGGTAATTATATTGGCACAGAGACAGGCATGGACTTATATAAATTCAAAAGTAATGATCAAATTGGTAGTTTAGATGCTGAAACAGACCATTTTTTATCAGAATGTTTTTTAGAATCATCAGTATATGACACGTTAAAGAAATTTGATAATAAAGACATTGATTTTGTAAAGAGAATAATTGTAGGTCGCACTGGCTCAGGTAAAACAGCAATATTGAAAATGTTATCGAATGATAGCTCAATAAAAAAATCAACAACGATAGAGGCTGAATCTACTGTTTTTGAACATATAAATAATAATGTATTTATTTCAAAACTGGCTAATTCAAATGTTGATTTAAGAGTTTTTTATAAATCTTTATGGATACACGTATTACTTGTAAAAGTAATAGAAATTGTTTATTCAAATGAGCAAACATTTCTTGAAAAAATTCAATCCTTAGGTAATTCAAAAAAAAGAAAGTATAATTTAGATTTAGCTAAGGAATATCTAGAGCATTATAAAGATAATTTCTTCAATGATAAAATTGTTGCCGAAATAACTGAAAAATTTCAAGATGAAGTTGGTTTAAGCATAGGTAATAAAGATACTATTTTCGGTGCATCACTTAAAGTTAGTGATGAGCAGGTTGCGAAAATTCAAAGAGAAACGGCTAGATATGTTAGTGCTAATTTATTAAAAAAACAAAAAGAGTTAATAAAGTTTGTTACAGAAGAAAGCCCCGATGAAACACAAAGTAGAATAATAATTAGTATAGATGATTTAGACAAATCTTGGCTGAGTAACAGTACTATAAGATATGATTTTATAAACGCATTATTGGATGCATTTAAAGAATTAATAGACTTAAGATCTGTTAAAATACTGATTTCAATAAGAACAGATATACTAATGGGAATTTATAATACAAATTTAAGACAAGAAGAAAAAGATAGATCTTTAATAATTCCTATAGAATGGAGTAGGTTTGAGTTATCCGAAATATTAGATAAAAGAATAGATTATTTGGTTAAGCATAAATATGCCTCTAAAAAAGAAGTTAAATTTTCTGATATTTTTAATTTTTCAGTTAAAAATGAAAGTGCCTCTGATTATATTTTAGATAGAACAATGTTAAGGCCAAGAGATGCTATAGATTTTGTAAATTTCTGTTTAATGCAAGGTGATGGAAGAACTTCATTGAATGAGGATATGGTTATTGAGGCTGAAGAGAGATATTATACATCTAGAAAAATGGCACTCAATAAAGAATGGATGAGTCAATACCCAAATGTTTTGAAATATATAGATGCAATATCATTAATCAATATTAAAAAATTTAAAATAGAAGAGCTGAATAAAGATGAGATATTGATATATGTTATGGAAAACTCATCAATAAATAACTCGGTTGATGAAAAGATAGCAACAGATATTAAATTGTTAGTTAATGTGTGGTTTACTATCGGAATAATAGGAATAGAAAAAACAAAAACACTCACGGTATACTCTAGCTTTGATAAGCCCATCTTGGATATTACAGATTATAATAAAACTTTTGTAATACATCCTTTATTCTATCGAGTGTAACGGATAATAATCCAAATCAACCCACTCCGGTGGGTTTTTTATTGTATGAATCTAGCCCATCCTTGGGCTGGGTGTTATAGATCATCAGCTTCCCTTGCTATCGAAAATACGACATTTATAGCTAGCAGATATGCATTATCCACGACGCCATATACTTCAGGGGTTATAACATTTTCATGTCTCGCTAAAGCGTTCTCCATATACTCAGTAAGTTCTACGCAATAATATTCGCTTTCATGATCAAGAATATAGAGCCCCTTAATGAACTCTCTGTACCGTGTAAATATGGTTTTAATAAAAGCTTCATTTGATGACCATGAAAAAAAATCATTTATTGATAAAGGTCGGTTTAGTTGTTCTAGCCTAGTTAACTCTCGAGCTAGCCATTGACATCCGTCACGTAGTAGTTCTGGGGTAAGTTTCATACCATATCCTTATTTATCATTTTGTTGAGTACTGTTGGCTACTAGTTTTTCTAGCATGGATTCAATTTTGTCTAGTCTTCCAGAAATACTATCTTTTTTGGATTCAATTTCTTTCTTTGTATCCTTATCGCTAATGTTTTCCATAAAGTTAGATATCATTCCGCTTCTGGATAGCATAATTATATCTGGCGATAGTTCCTTTCTAGATTCTATCGCTACCCCCAAAATAGTTAATTTTTTACTAACTAACATATTCATATACTTTGGATTTAGCGAATGAAGGTAATACTCACCTTGATCAATAATTAGCTGTTTGAAAGTAGCATCATTACTTGAATCAAGTTTGCAGAGAATAAAATCGCCATTGTTAGCATCTAATTCTGGGTCAAATATAACAATACTCCCTTCAGGAAAGGTAATTGCAGAGTTAGATTGCATGGAATCACCATCTATCCTTACAGCAAACGCAGTATCTGAAGCTAAACGAGGAGCAGGGATGTAATCATACCCAACCATATTGTCATCACTTGGCAGATTAGCAGCTTGAGTAAAAGTCAGAATAGGTATTAGCGGCAAGGTAATCGTGGATCTGACTCGCCCAATCTCTGGGGGGGCGCCAATACCTTGAGCTAACCACTCAGCGGTAGCTCCTAATGTTGCAGCAAGATTGTTTAGTACATTAATTCTTGGTTTTGAGTCACCAGCCTCATAAGCGGCTATTTGCCTACGGACCACTCCTACCTTGTCAGCAAGATCACCTTGAGTAAGGCCTAAAGATTGCCTAACTAGTTGTATGCGATTTTTAAAATTATCATCTATATTCATATGTGAACTCTTTAAAATTCATATTGACACAATGTGAGTCATGATATATAACTAATACTACATCATGAAGATGTGATATTGAAATACTTCACAGGAGATAAAATGGAAAAGAAAAACAGAATTATGCCGTATCCATTTCGAATGAAGCCAGATATGAGGCAATGGATTGATAATGTTGCGGAGAATAGACGGCGCTCTACTCAAGTTCAGCTTGAATATATTTTAGAGGTATTTAGAGAGAAAGTGGAAAATGGTGAACTTGAGATGCCGTAAAAAAGAAGAAACCCCAATTGTTCGAGCAATTGAGGTTTCATTATCAAATAAACTCTTGGGCGAGAATAAGTGACATGACTAATTTAGCAAATATTAACGACATGAGCAATTCAGTTAAATCCATCCCAGCAATTATGCATAACGGAATACCTGTAGTTACGACTGAACTGTTAGCTGAGTTATATGATACTAAAAGTAACAACATAAAAGTAAACCACTCCCGTAATGCAGGTCGCTTTATTGAGGGTAAGCATTACTTCAAAGTTATTGGAAATGCTCTAAAAAATTTGCGAGTTACTTTAAGTAACCTACAAATTTCACCAAAAGCGAGAAGTTTAATTCTGTGGACAGAAAGAGGTGCGGCTCGCCATGCGAAAATGTTAGACACAGACAAAGCATGGGATGTGTTCGAATTAATGGAAGATCACTATTTTAATAAAGGAAAAAATGAGGTTGTTGTTAGCACGCGCCCAATAACCCAAAGGGAAAAAGATGCTCACAACATTAATGCTCTATTTAATCACTACGATGTTTTTTATTCAGCATGGAAGTCAGAAATATATCCAATGCTAAGACAACTTGAATCACCACTTGCTGGAAGGTTGGTTGATAGATTTCAAGATGGTTATGCATTTCTGATGAATTTAAGGAGAGATATTAACGGGAGATTACAAGAAGGTGAGTTGCCAAGAATATGCAGGTAAAAACAGAAAAGCCAACAGTTCGCACCTGCTGGCTAATCCCAAACAAAACCAAGAAGGAAATGTTTCAATGAACGAATTAACTTTAGCATCACATGAAACAAATGTCACTATGTCAAGTCGTGAGATTGCAGAATTAACAGGAAAGGCTCACCATCACGTAGTTCGTGACATTGAGAAAATGTTTATGGAACTAGATTTTAATTATCCAAAAACGGATGATTATGTTTCTAAAGAGTTTTTTATTAAGCGTAAAAATTACAAGGGTCGTTCTGTTATTGATGAAATAGGATTAGACCAAGATCTTACAATGACGTTAATGACTGGATACAGTGTTCCATTGCGCCATAAAGTATCAAAACGCTGGAGGGAGCTTGAGTCAGGGAAAGCAACACTAATTGTTGCACTTAATGATCCTGAATTCTTGCGTTCTGCTTTATTAAATTACACTGAAAAAGTATTAGCTCTTGAATCATCAAATAAAGAGCTAACAAACAAAGTCGAGTGTATGTCTAACTTGTTCAAAGAAGGCATGACACCGACTCAATTTTGTAAAATGCTTAACGGTGTAAATACTCAACAAGTTCAAATGTGGTTAGCTGAACGCAACTGGCTATATAACGAAAGTAAGTCAGGTAAAAATATTCGCTGGCGTGTCGCTTCATACGCTCGTGATAAGTACATGACAGAAAACCAGAGTGAAATTAACCCACACGGTCACGAACCTTTCATTAAGTATCAGCCAGTATTACTAAAGAAAGGTGCTAAACGTCTTTATGATCTCTATCTTGCTGGTGAACTACCAATGAAAAAGAACTGGGATGGTTTATTTACTCATGATAAGGAATTCAAAGAAGTAGCTTAATCACCCAAGCCAAGGACGGCTTGCTTGAGATCACATACTACGCCTCTTGATTGAGGCTTTTTGCTTTTCTTTGCACCACAAACAGCTAAACTAATAACAAATTAACTAACGAGGATGGTGTTGTGAGGAAACTATTAATTGCATCTATTGGGGTGTTATCTTCCTTGGCTATTTTATTTAGTGCTAACTCTATTGCTAAAGAAAATATAAAAATATCAGATGTTGCAAAAGCAGTTTGTATTAATCACAAAGATAAAGAATCGTGTGAAGGCCTTGTTATCGCATCAATGGGGCATGCTTTCGATCAAGGGAGGATTAGCATGGTTTGCGATTTAATGCGTGAATCTGGGGATGAGATACCAGAAGAGCAAAAGGATAGATGTGATGAAGCAAATGAAATGTTGTTAGATGTGCGAAGTGTAAAATATTAGCCTGATATATTAACAATCTCAACCCTGCCAATCGGCGGGGTTTTTCATTTTAAGGAGCCGATAAATGGCAAATGTAGGTGAAATTGTTTATCAAGTTCAAATGGATGTTCAGCAATTGCTAACATCTCAGCGTCAGTTAGAGCAACGTCTTAATCGAATGGATAGCAGCTTTAACAGAACGTCTCAGTCGGTGAATAACACTGAACGTTCAATGTTATCTTTATCCAAAGTTGCCGCATCACTTGCCGGTTATTTATCGGCTTCAATGGTTGCTAGTTACTCCGAAGCATGGACTGAGTTAAACAACAAATTATCTAACTCTGTTCGTGCAAGTGAGTCACTTATTGATGTTACTCAACGAGTATTTGATATCTCTCAAGCAACGCGATCTAGTCTTGATGCCACAGCAACACTCTACGCACGATTAGAACGAGGAACGAGAGAGTACAATACATCAGCAGAAGACTTAGCAAAATTAACATCCATCATTAACCAAGGTTTTATCGTATCTGGTGCTACTGCGCAGGAAGCAGAAAACGCCATTATTCAGCTATCGCAGGGTATCGCGTCTGGCGTTCTCCGTGGTGAGGAATTTAACTCAGTAGCAGAGCAGGGTAGCCGCTTGATGGTTGCGCTTGCTGACTCAATGGGTGTTGGTATTGGTCAGCTGCGCAAGATGGCTGCGGAAGGTAAACTAACTACAGATGTTGTTGTGAAAGGATTGCTTTCTCAAGGTGATGCGATCGGTAAAGAGTTCGCTAAAACTACTCGAACAATGTCACAGGCATTTCAAGAGGCAGGGAACAACTTAACCAAGTTTCTTGGTGAAAACACAACAATAAAGACATCTATTAACGTATTCAGTGATGCTGTTATCGCCATCAGTAGGAATTTAGATGCCATGGCTGACGTTTTAACTTTTGCAGCTGGGGTTATAGGGTCTAGATTTCTTGCTGCACTATCTCTTGCTGGTGCTGCACAATTAAAGAAAGCAAAAGATACCATAACGGCTACTATAGCGACAAGAAACTCAGCCAAAGCAGAGGTAATTGCTGCAAAAGAGACGCTAACTAGGGTGCAGGCAGAAAAGGCATTTGCTTTAACGACTCAACAATCATTATCAGCTCAGCTTTCAGCCGCTCAGACTGAACAACAACGCTCAAGAATAAGAAATGAATTATCGGCAAATTCAGCAAGAATAGCAGCACTGACCAGACAGGAAACCCTAGAAACAAATAGATTAGCTGCGGCCCAAGCAAGAGTTGCATCAACAAGTATTACTATGGCTAGTGCAATGAAAGCTCTCAATATTGCCACGGCTCCTTTGGGTGGGCCTATGGGGGCACTAATGCTTGCTGGTGCCGCAATGTATTACTTCCATCAAAAAACGGAGCAGGCGAAGCAAGAGGCTCGAGATTTTGCTGATAGTGTCGATCAGTTAACAGCTAAATTAAAAGAGCTTTCATATCAAGAGATTGCTCGTGACGCTCAGGATGCTGCTGATAAGCAAAAAGTTCTAAATGCAGAAATGAAAGAGCAAGAAAAGCAACTAGCTAGGCTAGAAGCTCGATTAAATATGCAACAAGAAGCTCTTGGTGATAATCCTGAATTAATTGAAAGAAACACTATAAATATATTAAGAGAAAAAATAAAACTAGAAGGTGATCTAGCTGAAAACAAAAAACGCTCAGAATTAATAACTAAATATCTAACAGATGCACAAAATGAGTACGATAAAAAACTGAAGGAGGCTATTGATTTAAGCGTTAAAAGCGCAACAACTCTTGATATTGAAAAATCAGCATTAGGCAGACTCACCCAACAAATAAGAGATGCAACAGGCGCTAAAAGTGAATTTAATGCCACACAATTGGAAGTTAAATTATCAGAGAAGGCCTTGGATTTGCGTAAGACTTTAGAGAGAGAAATAAAGTTAGCAAATTCAAAAAGTGAGGTAGATAAGAGATTATTGCAAGTTCAATTTTATGCAGAAGATAATAATCTATCCAAAGAGGAGGTTTTGGTATTAAATCAGGTAGCAATTGCGGCCCAAGATGCCAAAGACGCCGCGGCTGAACGTAACAAAACGACCAAGGAATCAACCAAAGCCACAGATGCTGCTTATGAAGCACTAAAGCGCCAGAGAGAAGAAATTGAGCTTTTAAACAAAGGTTATAAAGACGGATCTCTTGAAATGGCTAAGTATGATGCGGTTAAAGCGTTGGGTGATACGGCATCTCCTAAGCAGATTGAATTAGCTGAGAAACTCGCAGAAGAAAAATACAACATTGAGCGTAATCTAGCTGATAAGAAAGCCGCGCTTGATCTTGATTTGGTTGCTAAGGCTAAAGAGTCTCACGATAAGCAGTTGGCAGACTTAGAGCGGATAACAAAAGATGATGTATCTCTCACTGAACAGGCAGCAAGGCGTAAAGCTGAAATTGAGGCGGAATATCAGCAAAAAATAGCCGAAATAAAGGCTAATAACGCTGTATCACCGCAAGATAATTTAAAGGCACAAGTAGACCCTGTTCAGCAACTCAAAAATGAACACGAGCGTAAACTTGCGCTTATCCGTGAATTTGAGACTGAAAAAGGTGCTATCACTCAGCAAGGTTTGGCGTTAATGAATGCCGCTAATACTCAATATGAGCAAGACCGGTTAAATGCTCAATGGGAGATATGGCGCAATCAAAGTCAAGCTAATCAATTCTTAGCTGATGGGTTGGACGCATTAGGACAACGCTCTACTAACGTACTCACGGGGCTATTAACAGGCACACAATCCCTTAATGATGCTTTCCGTAATGTCGCATTAACCATTGTAGACCAAGCCGTTGGCGCTCTGGTTCAAATGGGTATGCAACAGGTTAAGAATATGGTTATGGGTGAAAGTATGGCGACAGCCGCTCAAGCATCTGCATTGGCTCAGGCTGCGGCAGCGCAAGCGGCATGGGCACCAGCGGCGTTAAGCGCATCAATAGCCACATTAGGCGCAGCAGTGGCAACGGGAACATCATCATATACGGCGGCTATGGCGGCTAGTAAAACGATGGGGTTGGTTGATGGTGCTCGTAAAAATGGTGGCCCCGTAAATGCTGGCTCTATGTATCGAGTGGGTGAAGGTGGTAAGCCTGAGATATTCAAGGCATCTAACGGTAGTCAGTACATGATACCGGGCGATAATGGTCGAGTTATTAGTAATCGACAAATGGGTAAAGGTGGCAACGGTGTCAGTATGGGTGATATGAACTTTACATTCCAAGTTCAAGCACCTAATGGCATCACTCAAAAGGAAGCACAACAGATACAGCAAATGGTGAGAGGTACGGTTTATGACGTACTTGGTAACGAAATGCGTAGCGGTGGTGCTTTGGAAAAAGTAAGAAGTTGGTAATTAAGAGAGGTGGTTATGAGTAATCAAAATTTAGAAGCGTTAGTTAGTACGTTATCAGCACAAGTGGTACAGCAAGGGCAACAAATTGCAGAGTTACAAAAACAGCTCGCGGATATGCAATTAACGAGCTGTGAATTAGAGGATATTGATAACGCATCCAAAGAAAACGCGCAACTTATAGAGAGTTTGAAGCTAGCTATCACCTCGACCAAAAATAAGGTTTAAATGCTCTAGCTGTCTTAACTCAAGAATATCATTTTCACCTTTATTTATTGAATTATAAAGTGAATTATATGCCGCATCTTTCTCTTCTTTAGATAACACGCTGTTCAATAATAAATTTGATATGCGAAACGATAGAAGCATATTAGCTCTTAGGCTGGCATTAGCGTCATTAAGTGCGTTTATCATTTTTGTCTGTTCATTTATTTGGGCGCATATATCTTTAAATATTTTTCCAATATCACTAGTCATTGTATTTGGGGTATTTTTGTTATTATCTTCTGACATTTTAAAATCCTCACACCGAAGTAAATCAGCCATTCCTTCGGCAAGTTTCTCTGGGCTGAATATATAAAATAACCTAATGGATATTTATTAATATCCTGATATTTGATCAGGCGGCTTTGTGTCGCCTTTTTTATTGGAGTAACCAATGGAAGAGTTTAAATGGCGACCTGAAACAGCTTATCAGGTGAGTAATGAGCCTAAAGTGAAAGTAGCCAAGTTTGGTAACGGTTACGAACAAAGAGTCAAAGATGGGATCAACAACCAACTAAAGACTTATCAACTCTCATTTGTTAAGCGTACTGATATTGGGAAACAGATTGATGAGTTTCTTAAGGCTCGAGGTGCGGTTGAATCATTCTTATGGCTAACCAGTGATGATAACTCTAAGCGTAAATTTGTTTGCCGTGGCTGGCAGGTAACGCCAAGAGCGACGGCATGGCAGATAGATTGCACATTTGAGGAGGTTGTTGCATGAGGGATATACCTCAAGAGATGCGTATAGATGTTGCAGATTTACAGCAAAATGCAATGTTAGATTTGTATGAGGTCGATTTAAGTCGTTTTGGTGGTGACGTTTACCGGTTTCATGACGGCATGAATGGCTTATTAAAACCTATTATTTGGCAGGGCTTACGATATGAGCCTTATCCTGTTCAGGTTACAGGGTTTAGTGTAACGGCTCAGGGTGCATCAGACAGACCAAAAATGACGTTTGCTAACTTTGACGGAATGTTAACTGCGATTAACAACGACTATGATGATGCGCTAGGCGCTGTTGTTACTCGCAGGCAGGTTTTAGAGCAATATCTTGATGCTGTTAATTTTCCCAACGGAAACCCACAAGCAGATCCAACCAGAGAAGCCGTTCAAAAATACGTTGTCGAACAGCGAGAAAGTTCAGACTCTGATTTTGTGACGTATATATTAGCACTTCCAACAGAAACAGATAACGCCCTGATACCTAGACGGGTTATTCAGGCTGATATCTGCTCGTGGCGATACCGAGGATTTGATTGTGGTTATGATGGACCACCTGTTGCAGATGAAAAAGACCAACCAACAACCGATCCCTTAAAAGACAAATGCTCTCATAAATACAGCGGGTGCAAATTAAGACACAAAGGAAAGATGCCATTCGGCGGGTTTTTAGGTTCAAATAAATTAGGTTAATCCATGATTGAGAAAGACATTATCGCTCACGCGAAAGCAGAAGGAGTGAGGGAGTCTTGCGGCTTAATTTCGGGTGATAGGTATTTCCCTTGCAGAAACATACATCCCGATCCGCAAAACTATTTTGAAATTAACCCAGACGATTGGATGACGGCAGAGTGTTACTCAGACGTCAAAGCTATTGTTCATAGTCACCCTGACGGAAAGCCTTTCCTGAGTTCTGGTGATAGAACAATACAAAGGAAAACAAATCTGCCTTGGTGGTTGGTATGTGATGGAGTGATCCATAAGTTCAGGCCAATAGCGCCACTATTAGGTAGAGAGTTTAAACATGGTGAGCAGGATTGTTATTCCATTATACGTGATGCCTATCATCTGTCAGGCATTCAGCTAGATGATTTTATTCGTCCCGATGAATGGTGGTACACAGAACAAAATCTCTATCTTGATAACACGGACAAGCAGGGATTTTATCAAGTAGAAGAGGCTCAAGAAGGCGATATGATATTGATTTGCTTAGGAACATCAAAACCTTGTCACGCTGCGTTGTACTTAGGTAATCAAGAGATATTGCATCACAGGCCAGACAGATTGAGTAAGCGAGATACTTACGGTGGTTACTGGTTTAAATACACTCACAGCATTTGGAGGCATAAACAATGGTCAAATTACAGTTTGCAGGCTATTTACGCAGATTTGGACGCAGGTTCGAGCTTGAGGTAAGTAATGCAGGTGAGGCCTTACGCTGTCTTTGCTATCAAATTGATGGGTTGAAAAAAGAGATTAACCAAGGTCAGTTTCGCGTTCGTATCGCAGGTAATGATATGACCGAGGATAGTATTTCCACGGGATTAAGTACGCCATTAAATGAAGGTGATGTTATTACGATCGTCCCCATAGTTGGTGGTGCTAAATCTGGCGGGTGGCTAGGCATTATTGGTGGAGCTGCTTTAATTGGCGCATCGTTTTTAATACCGGGCGGATTTTTGGCAACGATGACATCGACCGCATTATTTGCCGCTGGTGTAGGTGTGGCCGCCGCGGGATTGGCAACCATGTTAACTAAAACACCGCCAGCGCCAAGCATAGAGGGGCGAAACTCAGAAAGTAACCAGTATTTCAGTTCGTTAGCAAATAGAGTGGGGCAAGGTTATCCGGTTCCTATCTGTTATGGCGAGATGGTTGTGGGTTCAAATGTAATATCACAAGGTTTGGAGACTGTTTAATGGGCAAAGGTGGCGGTGGAGGAATCACTCCAAGGTTGCTCGATGACAACTTAAAAAACAAACAATTTCTTAATGTCATCGATTTAGTTTCAGAAGGGCCAATAGAAGGGCCTGTGGGTGGTATGTCAGGTTTTCTATTGAATGGAACTCCTGTTGTAGATGCAGATGGCAATCCAAATATTCATGGTGTTGAAGTTCAGTGGCGAGCAGGAACACAAACGCAAGAACCATTAGAGGACTTTCCTTTTGTAGAAAAAGAAATTCCTGTCAATGTAGAGGTAAAAAAAAGCACACCAATCTTACGCATTATTTCAGATCAGGAAACTGACCGCGTTAGATTCACTTTGGGGGTTTCTGCTCTTGTTAGTCAAGATGACAAGGGAAATCAGCACGATGCTACGGTAGAAATGCTTATTGAAGTTAATGATGGTTCTGGTTGGACACATGCAGAAACAGCAAAAATAACCGGAAAAATCAGTGGCCAATATTTAGAATCATATATCATTGATGCGCCTAAAAAGAAACCTTTCCAAATTAGAGTTTCACGATTAACAGATGATAGTAAAAGTGATCTACTGAAAAACGGAACGGTATGGGCAAGCTACACAGAAATAACTGACGCTAAATTCTCTTACCCTAATTCTGCCGTCGTCGGGATGAAAATCGATAAATCCCAATACGGTGATACACCCAATCGCACCTATCATATTAAAGGGATGATTATCCAAGTTCCTGATAACTATGATCCGGAGCCTCGTACTTACACTGGCATCTGGACTGGTCGCTTCAAGCCCGCATGGACTAATAACCCTGCATGGGTTTTTTACGATTTAGTCACTAATGAACGATACGGTATAGGAGAGATGATCGGCTCGTTTGGCGTTGATAAATTCGCGCTATATGCCATTGCTCGTTACTGTGATGAATTGGTTGATGATGGGTTTGGCAACAAAGAGCCTCGCTTTACTTTTAATGCCTACATTACCTCTCAACGAAAAGCCAAAGAAGTGCTTGATGACTTAGCGTCCGTATTTCGCGGTATGCCTTTATGGGACGGACAGCAATTAACGTGCTTTCAAGATAGACCATCAGATCCAGTATGGACGTACACAAACTCAAATGTTATTGATGGAAAATTTAAATATACATCAACAGCGAAATCAGCTCGTCATAATGCTATCGAGGTGTCATGGATAAACCCGAGTAATGGATGGAGTGAAGAAAGAGAATTTATCCAAGATGATGATCTCATTCAGCGATTCGGCGGTGTAAATGTTAAGAAAGTTACTGCTTTTGGTTGCACTAGTCGCGGACAGGCTCACAGAGTGGGTAAGTGGATATTACAGACAGAAAAGCTGGAGAAAGATAGCGTTACATTCTCAACAGGAAGAGAGGGGATTAACTGCATCTCTGGCGATATTATTGAGGTAGCAGACGATAGCTTTGCAGGAGTGAAGGTAGGTGGTCGGGTTCTATCAGTTAATGGTAGCGCTATTACTATTGATGCGCCTATAGATTGGAAATATGACGATAAAGGTACTTTCTCATTTTTAGGGACATCAGGCAGGTTCGAGAAAATAGAAATTCAATCTATCGATGGTGATATTGTCACTTTGCGTGAGGTTCCTCGTGGACTGAAACAATATGGTGTATTTTCTATTACCAAAAGCATGCTAATAACAAGATTGTTTCGAGTTATTACCATTTCAGAAAATAATGATGGAAATTACTTATACAACTGTATTCAGCATGAACCTCAAAAGGAAAGCATTGTTGATAATGGAGTTGATTTTACTGGGAACCCGCCAACGCAGAATGTTATTCGCATTCCTAATATAGAGCGTCTTTCTATTGCTTACGTTGATGATAGCCCTCAAGTTCAAGCTAGGGCTATGTGGGTAACAACAGCCATTAATAGAAATATTTCATTTAATGTCACTCTTTATAAAAACAGCAAGGTTGTATCTACTGGTAATACCACAGATTTAGAGTACTACTTTAATGGGCTTGAAGCCGGTGACTATCTTGTTGGGGTGAGAGGTCAAGACGCTAATGGAATGCTTGGTAATGAATCAAAAGTCCAGATGGTTATTGGTACGCCAAGTGCACCTAGCTCAATAATTGTTGAGTCTGGTTTTTTTGAAATAAAATTAATCCCTCATATCGCTGCGCCACACACTCTAAATACCGAGTTTGAGTTCTGGTTTTCTGGTGAAATAAAAATAAATAATATCAATGAGATAGAGTCAAAAGCTGATTTCTTAAGTCGCGCTAAGTTCTGGACAAAAGGGCAATTAAAGCCGGGGCGTGATTACTGGTTTTATGTAAGAAGCGTAAATGAATATGGGAAGTCTCATTTTGTAGAAGCTAAAGGACAAGTTGACGGTAACATAGACGCTATTCTTGAAGAATTAGCGGGGCAAATCAGCCGAGACCAACTCGCACAAGACTTATTGGGTGAAATTAACAGTAAAGCTAACCAAATCGATATTACTGAATTACATGAGTTAATGAGGATAAATCACGACAAGCTTTTAGAAGAGTCAATGAGGCAAGGCGCGACGATTGAAGAAAGTGAAAAAAAATGGGAGGAGGCCGAAAAATTACTGGCTGAGCGGATGAACCAAGTTTCAACGGCAACAGAAGCACAGGCAGCCGCAATTAAACAAGAGCAACAAGCACGTATTGAGACTGATAAAACCGAAGCACAACAACGCCAATTCTTAGCCACTCAACTTCGTGGTGATTATACTGGCAATGATTTATCGAAAGTGACCGCAGGACTCATTTCCGCCGAGAAACAAGCGCGGGTCTCGGGTGACCAAGCGGAAGCGAAAGCCAGACAATCATTGGAAACACGGATGAATGGGAATGTTTCCGCGATTAATCAATCACTAGAAACCCTCACCTCGAAACAGCAAGCACAAACGCAAGAGATTTCAACGCT